CATTTCAGTATAACCCTTAAAAGTCTCAGTGTCCTTAATTGGCACAATCTTGCCAATAAAGGTGAATGAATTTTTTGTTGCCATATTAATTTTCTCCTTTTAATTTAATATTTTTTAATTAACCACATTCACAATCCTGTGAAGAAATTAGGTTGAATGTTTTCTCGTCATATACCACTACAACGCTACCAATACACTCATCCCCAATCCATATTTGTGCTCTTGTCGGTAGATAGGTCAAAGTCTCATCTGCCAACTTTCTGTACCATTTTGCAAAAGTCGTATAATCGTAGTTCTCAATAGATTTCCAAATTTCATCAATGTCAACATCCGCGTTCATATGATGAAACCACTGATAACGTATAGAAACTTCACAATCCAGGTGTCTCTGCACATTAGTTACTGGTCTAATATTGCCAGTGGCATCCTCAATCCAGTCCCAATTAAAATTCACCCAAAATTTTATCTTATTGCCAACTGCATTAAAAACATCTCTTAATGTCATCTTTTATTCCTTTCTAATTTTAATCATTTTGTATTGTTGGTTTATATGACCATTTATATCCATATGCTTTATTTAATTCGCCTCGGCAGCATTTCGCTATGGAAGAATTACTATACCCCAATTCTCTTTTAACCTCAATGGCACTCTTCCATATTTTAATTAAATTATCATTTTCATCATATTGATATACTCGTTTACTTCCTAATTCGCTAATCTTATTTTTGGTCTCTTCTGAATGTTTGCGACCATACCACGGATTGTTTTCTCCAGAACATTTTTCTCTATGACCATCTTGTAATCTTTTCTTATGTTCTTCTGTGAGATGTCTACCATATAACGGATGCTTTTCCCCAGACATATCTGCATGATTTTCGCTAATTTTTCGTCTACTTTCTTCTCCGTATTTTCCATTTGACCCGCCTTCTTTTAGATTATACCAATTTGAGTCTTCTACGACATTTAAAAATATAGTTAAATCATACTCCGCCTTATTTAATTCTTCTTCTGAAGAACAAATTTTAACAATATTGCGCGAAAAATTTTCTTTTCCATATTTTTTTACAGCATTTTTAAAAATTGTTCCGCTTCCAAGATAATTTTTCCAACTTTTGTCAAATTTCTTTTGCCCCAAATACCTCTTACCATTTATCATATTGGTCGTTATGTAAATAAAACCATATGGATTCTGAATAATTTGTTCATTTGTTTTCATTCCTTAATACATATGTGACTTCTTATAAATGCCTCTTTTAATTTCTCATATTATTCCCCTTCCCTCAATCATTTTGTACTGTTTAAATAGTATCGATTATCCTTGGTAACATCATAATATAAATATTCGTCACCCGGCTCCGTTCCTACCCAAAGATGATTTGTCATCTGTTTACAATCTTTGCATCTTATTTTCGTATATAATTCATCTTCATCTATATCGGGCGGATCTTCCATCCAATGAAGGGTTCCGCAATTCATACATTGATATTGTGCTTTTTGCTTATCTCTCATAAACCTCTCCTCCTTTCGTGGTAATCACTTTGTCTCCTAAGTTCACTACTATATTACCACAAAAGCGAGTAAAAGTCAATACCTTTTATCAATTGTTTACAATTTATTTACAATCACCCTAATCTCCAGCATATCATCCCCTATCGTATAAGTATTCCCCTTAACGCAGAACTCGACTACCTTCTGCTTGTACACGAACAATTCAGTTCCCTTGACTACAATACCAATCTTCTCGTCATTATTTATTACTTGAAGCGCATCACACCCATATTGCTGCTCCCCAAATAATAAATGCTTTAATGTAACCTTTCCACGTAGTCCTTGTAACTGTTTCCATTCGTCATATTTTCTCATTTGTATTTCCCCTTCGTCGATTAAAAATTCTCATATGTAATTATACACCGAACTAATGTTCGTTTCAACCCATAAAATGTTCCAAATTATGAACAAATCGTTAAAAATATAAAAATTAGTGGGATTACTACTAAAATACCCAATACAATTACCCAGCTATGTCTTTCCCATTTCATTTATGTCCTCCGTTCTAATATATAATCTCAACACCCACTTGCTCGACTCTTGCTCTTGAATTTCTTCAACTTTATATACATCAAGCCAGGAATAAGTAGATTTAAACCACTTTTTAACCTCTGTGGTTTTCACATCATTATCCGCCTTGTAGTCGTATTGAGTCGGCGGTCGATTCTTTGTGTAACCAGCGTATACTCTGAAGTATTTCATACTTTTATCTCCTAATCTTTATCATTGATTTACTACCATATTGAACTTTTGTACTACTGTAGCTATATATAGATTTGCTTTCTCTTTCACTACCTGTGTGACATACTCTGTAAAGTCTTCTTGCGATACTCTTTCTTTATGAGCATAGAATGCATCATAACATTGCCACACTTTATATCCATTATCCAGCAACTCTTTTAACACCTCCATATAGATACAGCTTTCATGATAAAATATTTCACTACCATACAAAGAGCCACCTTCTGCTTTTATAATAGCATTCTGATATATCCTCATCTCTGCGTCGACGGCTTCTTTATCTTTGACGTTTGCCATAACTCTTCTCGTATGAACTCCCAGCGTACTTGGTCTATCAAAGTAACCTCTCATATGCAACTTTTTAATAGCTGGACGCACTTTCTCGAACTTTTGTACTACTGTATGACTTGACATATACTCTTTATAGATTAGCTCATAAATATCTACATCTTCTGATATCCACTTTCCTTTATTCATTGATAAAGTGATCCTTGGAATAGATGACGTAACATCCTTCTCTAGATTTAAACCATACCTTTCTAACACATCATCTTTGTATGCTCCATAGAAATTTTCATTGCCATCCTTCTCTCTCTTGGCTGATACCAATTCGTTAGTTGCTCTGATGCCTATTTTAGTAATTGCCTTATTGCCTTTGTTCCAAGTATAGTTAGGTGTGAAACTAATCGACAGTTCTGGATTATCCGCATAATATGTTTCGTTAATGGTGTCTGCTAACTCTTGATAATACGCCAAGTAAGGATAATTCCGATAAAGCATCGCTTCAATATACCTCTCAAACTGCGCCGTAGAATAGTTGTCCGGTTTAAGCAAATGTAACTGACTACTAAAGCGCACCATATCGTTATCGAAATTTTCAATTCTCAACTTTTGTACTACTGTACTACGTAGTTGTTTATTGTTAAGCACAACATACTTATTGATATTATTCTCTTTACAATAGTGTTTTACTTTTAACTCATTGTCATAGTAATATCTATACGTCTTTGATTTATTGTATTCTTCTCGTGATGCATTATACTGATAGGTTGTATCTTCCTCTCTTAAGAGGCCTATGTTAATCATATACTTTACCAGGTTGGATGCATTTTGTTGACTTCCACAAATACTGATAAGCTTCTTGTTGGTAGTGGCAATAGGCATAATTGTGCAACCATGAGCTAATCTTTTATGTTTGACCATATCAATGAACGCCAATACCTTACCCAACTTCTTTTTTGTAGACGCCTTGCTTCTTATCTCTGGGATTTTCAACTCTGGCAAAACATATTCTTTGCACTCAACTGGTCTCCAATAAAATGGATTGGTGCCAATTGAAGATGTTTGCCTTTCTTTGAGCTCAATTTCTCTTGCAATGTCAATAATATTCATCTTATCTATCTCCTTTGTGCTCCGACATAAACAAGAACATTATTAGTCTTTTCAATCATTTTGTATTGTTTGACGTAAAGAGGAAACACTTCCTCTAATTAAAATATTGTTCAAACTTCTCTAAAAGTATTTGACTATAATACTCAGACAGAATATCATACCTTCTTGCTAGTTCTCCTGCTTGCTCGGTTCTCACATATTCCCTAAATGTTAACCCCGTTTCTTTTATACCCTGTTGAAGATGCCATAATAATCCACTACTTTGGATTCCTCCGCTCGTTAGTTTCACGCCAAGATCTTGAGAGATTAGAGATAACCTTCTTTGGACAAATCTGTATCTTCTCTCGGCATCTTGTTCATCATTCCAATTTGAATTATCGGATAAAGCGTTAAATCTGATCTTGTAAATCCACTTTCCTGTTACCTTGCTTACTCTTGAGGTTGAGCCAAATGATATTAACTCATCTTCCTCACAAGCCTTGACAAGTAAATCATATACTTCTTTTGTTATTGGAATTGTTTTACCTGTCTTAAAATACACAACATAGTCTCTTGTATCAACTTGAGACACTTCAAAGAAAGTCAGTTCTTTAAGCCACTTTCCACCAAAACCAATGAACAGCATTTCTAGTATTGCCTTGTCAATTTCGTTTAGTAAATTGGATTGCAAATCATTAATGTCTTCTCTGCTCAAAATTAAACTCTTTTGTTTCTTGGTATCAACTACCGTGCTCAATAAATCTTTTGTAATATTTTCGTATGCACTCCCAACCGCCTCACCATTACTATAATTAAACCATCTTGACGCATTCTTTAACAACAAGTTGGTATTTTGTAAAGATACCACTGAAATTGCATGAGCACTTTCGTACATCTCTAATGCTTCGTCTGTTGTAAACTGATAAAACGGTTTATCGAATCTGTCCTCAAACTCAACCGCTCTATTAAGAGCTGCCCTTGTTGTTGTCTCTATGATGATCCTGCTTCTTCCATACTCCGCTAAGAAATCTTCGATTTCCTTTTCGCTAGTATACACATATATCTACTCCTCTATAATTTATTTCAAGTTCATTATAAACACGACAAAATGATATGTCAACCATTTTGCCGTGTAATTTTATTTACAATACTTTACACCAATTTATCCAAAATTCCTACCGCATTTTTCTTGTTCTCGTCTAGAACCGCTACATAGCGAAGTGTAGTAGCTGTGGAACGGTGACCTAATATATTGCCAATCGTCTGAATATCAACCTTTGCGGCCGCCAAACTCGTCGCCGCACTAGATCTTAATTTATGAAGCGTAATTTTCTTTTGAATGCCTGCCTCTGAACAATATTTTTTCAACGCATCATTAGCGGCGTCGGGAGATAGTCTTCCATTCTTCTGAGAAATAAATAGTGCTGTGCCATTAAAATCACCAAACGCTTTATCACGAACAGTGATCCATTCTTTAAGTACACCCATAATATTCTCACCGATTGGAATTTCTCTAACCTTTTGTCTTTTTTCAATAACTTTTATAATACCATCATCCCAGATAATATCTTCTTTGTTAATATTTACTATAGCACTGGCTCTCATTCCTGTAGCAATAGCTAAACTAAATAGAGCTTTATCTCTAGCCGCAATAACCTTGTTTGGATTGTTTTCTACAGCCTTAAGTAATTTTACTATTTCTGTTTTAGTTAAAAATGTTACCTTGTGCTCCGTATTATTCTTCGGTCTACTAACAATTCTCATTGGATTCTTGTCAATATATCCTCTCTTTATTAACCATTCAAAAAATGTATTCAGCGAAGACCACCTTGCCTGAAGAATATCATCTCCTGTTCTCTTTGTCCCATCCTTAGTTTCCCTTGTTTCCAAAGAAATCATATAGCTCTCCACGTCGCTGGATTCAATGTGCTTATAGAAGTCCTCGGGGATATTGCCCTCATAAACAAAGTTGGCAAAATGCAAAACATTATTGATATATACACCAACCGTAGTATAGGCCTTTCTGTTTGCTCTCATTGAGGTGCAATACTCGCTAAGAATTTTAGGCATCCTCTGCAATTTAATTTTCATTTTATCATAGAACTGGGTTTCTTTTTCAAGTCTTCCCGCTACATTATTCATAATATAATCTCCTCTATCTATTGTGTCTTGTAATAAACCTTGCCCAAATGACTGTCGCAATAATCCAAATGACCCAATTGCCCTTGAAGATTGAGCCGACGAACATCACAATTACATAAAAGAATGTCGCGGTGCTGTCTTCTATCGTATTTGGATGATCAAAAGTTTCCTTTTTGGGTGGCATCAACGAATTGCCATCCTCATCAAACATTGGCTCCAAACCTTTATCTCGCAACTCCTTAATTCGTAATCTATTAAGTTCTCTCTGAAATTCTTTTTTCTCTTCTTTATGCTTTTCACGCTCTTTAATCATGTCGTCAAAAGTAATCATGCATTGCCCTCCTTAACCATAAAAGGTTGCGAGTACCTGCTTTCGAGCTTTTCTAAGCTCCTTCTTTTGCTCATGCTGTCTCCAGAAGTCGTGTTCCTCGTACTTCTGCAACGCATCACACTGCTTGCCAAGGCACCCGCGCCCTTTCAGTGTCTTGGTTGTCAAAGCAGCTTTATGAAACATACAGTAGCCTACGGCCTTGTTTCTACGAATTTCCGAGCCATAAAGGCCCGGCAGAACTTCTACATTATTTATTTCCATTATACAACCTCCTTAAACAATATCTTCAATAATACTGATTGCATCTTCAATAGACGACACGGCCTCTTCCATCTGATCGATGGCCTCTTCTGCGTCCATACCACGCTGACTTCCTTGAAGATTCTCAGGCATATTATCGAAGTAATCCTGCTCGTCAGAACAAATTGTCTCAAGTTCACTCTTTATATTCTCCATATCCTCTAACCATTTTCTCAGTTGCTGTCTTCTTGTCTTGTTCATAACATTTTTCTCCTTTTTTCTTTGTATTATAGCATATATTTTCCATTTTGTCAATCATTTTGTTTTGTTTAACAAAAAGTTTACAATTAGAAAAGAGATGATTACTCATCTCCCACTTATCTTGCCCATCTTTGCTCAACCCAGGCCTCAATGCCTATCTTATCATCCTCTTCCTTTGCATTAACATACACAATCTCAATGCCCATACCATACAACTTATTGATAAGAAGTTGTTGCTTCTGTGTGTCCCTTGCAAATCTTGACGGATCTTTAGTTACAACCACATCTCCATTTTCTAACACGTTGAATAACTTGTCTAACTCTTCTCTGCTTAAATTGTGAGCACTTACGCCGTCATCACAGAAGCATATTGTAAGATCCAATCCCTTTGCCTTACAATAATTTGATACTAATTCTATTTGCTCCTCTATATTTCCGGCCCTTGCTGTTCTACAATATCCATATACTTTACTCATTATAAATCTCTCCTTTTTATTATGTAATCACTTTGATGTGTTTACACAGAATAAAGATCTGTTTATTAACAGATCTTCTGAATATCCTTTTGCATTTGTGACAAGCATTTATCGCAAATATGGAATGATGTAATACTGTCTACTGGGTCAATACGTTGAATTTTGATCTTAATGTTTCCATTGTCTGCCCCACAAGTTAGACAATGTCCACCCTCTTTGCTTTGAGTTAATTCGATAATTTTATTTTCCATTATAAACCCTCCATTATTCTTCTATATGAAACTTATCGTAACATTCTTTATGAACTCCGCTATTGAAGATGTCCATAATTGCCACCGCCACTTCTTTTGCATATTTCATTAATTCAATATGCTCATCCATTTGCTCGGGAAACAGTCTTCTGTGTCCGGCGGATATATAAATCCCGGTCGGATAACACTTATCTCCATTAAAGTCTTCTTGAAGATAGAATTCAACCTCTCCGTGCAGTTTCTCATTCGGTCTGATTGCTACGGTATAAATATTTCCATTAGATGGATATTGTGAAAACCATACCTTGGTTCCATCTATATCATATCTATAGAAGATATCACCCTCATCTCTTGATTTTGTTAGTTCTAATATTGTTTTCATAACTAATCCTCCTACATATTCTAATGTTGTCATTATACCATGTTGTTTTTCAACAATACAGTATTATTTAATTAATGTGTCCTAGAACTACAGTAATCACAGCCTGATATAAATCCTCCTTGTCTTCAATTGCCCAACCTACTGCTTTTTCTAAACCTTTAATTTCATTTTCTGATAATGTTAATTGAATACTTGTGTCTTCCATTATTAATTCCTCCTTTATCTATCATACATTCCTACTTCAATATCCTCGCCATCATGCCACTCCAGAAAATCTTCTACAGCGTCATCATCTGCTACGTAAAAATAGTAGGTATACTCACGCCAATATTCGTTTGCCCACTCTACAAACATCTGCAAAGCGGACTCATATGCTTCACCCACGATGTTCCAAAATTCCTGTACTCCGGTATCTTCATCTATAACATCTGCTGTAAATAACTGCAGCCCGTTAGGAAGTTTCATAAAATCTTCCTCCTCACCCGAACACTATTTCATCAAACAGACCCAACTGGAATATAGTATCTCCAATGCTTCCATCTAAACTATCAATGTCTCCGTCCCAATAGTTTTGTTCAACAGCCAACTGCATTCCATGGACCAACTTGTCCAAAGTTAGATCCCAAACCTCTTCGTCGTCCTCAACATCAATCAGCTGAATTGACTCGCCCGACTTCAATATATGGAAGAATACATCCTCAAAAGTCGCATCATCGTCCTCTAGTTCCTTGTGTGCCTTGTGCCACACTTCGGTAGTATTGTCGATACAAGACCAATATCCAATGTCATAAACCGCCGTGCTGATAATGTCTAAAATATCACTATCATCATATGTGAATGTTTTTGCAAATGTATATTTGTTCATTTTAATCCTCTCCTTCATCATTAATAATATTTTAGTTAAATAAATCTACAATTATTGGACCGTCATAACCCTTCTCAAAAACAAACCAAGCGTAACATACTGCACTGCTCACCTCTTTAGGGTTGCCGCTCTTATCGTATTTGATATTGCCGTCCTTATCTCTGTCATAGAAATCTCCGTTCTTACCACAAGGAATTCTTGATGATGACACCCATATCTTCTTGGGCGGATATTTTCTAAACAGATCCTTTCGGCCCGAGCTCTCCAAGAATGTCAGCTTTAAGAACATACATACCTTGTGCCCGTCAGTCACAATATCCATGGCGTGCTCCACAAATTCCTGGGCGAGTTTGTAAGGTGGATTGGTTATAATATCAGCATCAACCGCATCATTAAACTCCAGGAAGTCAACGCCGCCTTCTCCATATCCTCTGTCTATCTTGTCCATAGACCGGACACTAAAACCGTGTGCCTCAAGTACCTTTGATATGTGACCCTCTCCACAACACGGTTCCAAAATATTATTATCAAATTCCTCCAAATCCAGCAACATCTCTACCGCTTTGGGATGTGTTGCATAATAATCATTCTCTTCACGCTCTTCTTCTACGTGATTACTTGCTCCAAGAGTTACATAAATACTCTTTGTGTTTCCACTCCAATCTTTCTGCCGCTCCATCGTTATATTCCTTTCTTATATTTGAAAAATATTTAAATCTTCTTTTCTGTGTCTTATAAATTTATCTCTTGTAGAGATATCTATTAACTTACCACAAGGCTCATATGGATCATGAGTCAACTCCTCTATATCTCTAATCGCCTTTTTGAATGCCTCGCGAGTATCCGTTACTGTTCTATTCCAAAACGCCAGACACTCCTTAAAAAATCCCTCTATTATTAACTCTGTTTCTTTTTCATTTAACACTTAAATCCATCCTTTCGTTTTAGAATCATTATTTTATTTGTACTCTGCCTTAAATCCTTCAATGCAATATTCATATTTGTCAGATAAATAATCGCACAATTCATCCGCATAACCATCAATATTTTCTAACAGATATTCGTTATCCTCGTCAATGTCAATTACAACTCGTTTGGGTAAATTTGCCGATTTAGGAGCATCCCACTTAATATTTGCCACAACAATCTGTTTTACATTTTTCATAATTAAATCCTCCGTGTTAAAATTACTCTTTTATGTGCAAATATTATTAGTTTCTCCACATTTAGTACACTCACATTGATAGCAATGCCCACAAGCTTCGCTAACTCCCATTGAGGCAATTCCCAAAAACAATCTCGCTACAATAGGCATATCACATCGAATAATTTCCTGTTTCGTATTTTTACAACAATTCCAGCAATAACCGACTAAATATTTCTTTTTCATATACTTTTACCACCTAAAATCGTCATTTATCTCCAATAAGTTTTGCAGAATCCTTGCTCTGGGTCTCCGTAACTTCTCATATCACATTCTTCATAAGTTCCTTTATATGAAGCAGATACAAGTTTCAACGGATATTTCAGTTTGTCAATTTGTTCATCATAGCAACCAATATCAATACCCTTACAACGATTATTCTGTAAACAAGTCTTTCCACGCTCAAGAATATCTTTCATAGTAGACGGATATTCTTCTCCGTCATAAATCATTCCTTCGCATTTATTCCAATATGCAAGAATACCATACAAATCAGCATTTTCTTTTGCATCATCGTATTCAAAAACATATCCATAATCATAATAAATATCCTTAATAAATCCTCCACCAAACTCTTGTGGAATTAAAATCTTATAACTATCTCCATCTGTCAAATTACTTCTCTTTGTGGTTTTGTCTGCTCTCGTCCAAGAAAAACTTCCCATAATTAACTCCTCCTAATAAAATTATCATTTTCTTAATCATTTTGTTTTGTATCAATGCTTAGTAAAATATACATTCTGGCCTCTCTTTAATGTCCAACAAGCCTGGCACTCATAGCATTTTCCTGTACAAGGAATACTGTCATGAGGAATAAGATCATTCGCAAAGTCCTTACCATATACATAGGTCATAGGAAGATTATAAGGGTTTTCAGGAATCCAATCACTCCAAGCGCTGAATACTATGCTTAAGTTCTTCGGAATTCTCTTGCCCTTTGCCAGGAAATCATTTACAATCTTAAACTTCTTAGTGAAACAAAGATAATGAGTGTCCTTATTCTTTCTTGCTACCTTACACATACCCTCAAGATATTCCATATTGACGATATCACCACTTGAATGCCATCTAACAAATCTTGCAAGTGCCGTCTGAGTTGCTATACTTTCAAAATACAACTTCGGATTTTTCACATATGCCTCCAAGTTCTCCTGTAAGGAAGTCTTAACGCTAGGGAAGAGCCAATTGCCCTTCATTGCATAACAGCCCTTTCTACAAGGCACATCTGCTGCACAAGTTATTCCTGCCGGAAGATTAATGCTCAAAATTGCCGCACCTAATTTACTATTTGTGTTTGATACATTTACATATTGTTTTCCCATTTTACATTTCTCCTTCATTATATCATATTATTCATCATAAAGTAACCGTTTGCATTTTATGCCGAGGTTTAACCGCCTCGGCTCGGTTTATTTTATTTATACTATTCCTTCGCGAATATGTCCGCTGTTTCTCTCAACCGTATCCATAAGGAACGATACACGCTCATCCTGAGTCATATGTTCCCAACAATAATTAAGTATTGCTTCAAATACCTCGATGGCCGTGTTGCTACCCATATTCACAATGTTAGTAAGCTTCTGTGTCTGACAAAATTCTACAACATCTTTAAGGGTCATCAGCTTCGTTCTAATTAAAATTCTGGTTGCCCTATTAGACAACCCTACATCAAGAACCGACACATCCAAATCTGCTGCACCATAAGGAATGGCTACATTTCTTGTAGTGTACACTCTCGATAATGCCTTAGAAAGCTTATCACCCTCTACCATTTTGCTAACAATAATGTCCATAACGTCAATGTTTTTCTGTGTCATAATTAAATTCTCCTTTAAATCATTTTGTATTGTTTATTAATTATTTTCTTCTTCATCTGCTATCCATTCGTCAGCCAAAGTTTCCGGCGACATCCAGTCTAAGTGGTCAAACAAATCTTCTGCATCACAGCCCGTTCCTTCACATAAGGCTTCAAGGTCTGCTCTTGTATAACCGCTAGTAGCAACATAACTGTTACCCTCTAAGTCTGAAGCCGCAGCTTCTTTAGCATTAAACTCAAACAAACGGCCTCTGTTCTCATCGTCATTGTCAAATCCAAATTCGTTTATATAGCAAACTCCAACACCTGTCTCAAAAGCGTGTCTATCTTTATATACAACACCCTCATTGCAATAACAACCAAACTTGCCATACTCACCAAAGTAGTAAGTCTCTTCATCTGTTACCATTTTCCAGCCTGCTGGATACACTTTTTCAATTTTCATAATATATTCCTCCTATTTAATTATTTTTAAAACACCCTCTTGAATTAATAAAACCTCTAAGTTCATATCCATCATTTTCATACTTACGACGAATATCGCTATCTTCTAAATAGTGACACGTTTCTCCAAAAACATTTTTAAAAGTATCGTCGCTTTCTTGAAAAAGATCTCCCTGTACACAAAAATACTTTCTTCCTTTTTTGAAAATCATTCGTGCTTGATGGTCTCTATAAAACTCTTCTTGACAATAATTAACACATTTCTTTTCGTTAGTCCAAAACAAGTTATCCATGATTCCCCCTAAATTTTTGCTGATTTCAAAGATGCTTTACATTGGCTACAACGATACAATCCTGGATGTTGCACAATTTTACAATTGCTCTTATACTTCCATTCGGCATTACAGTCGGGACAAAACACCCTATATCTATCTACGCTGTGAGCCTTGCGCTCCGCTCTAGCTTGTCTTGCCGATTCCTTGAAAGTTTCATTATTAGATAATCTACTTGCTTCAATATTCCAACGACTACCAATTTTGTCTGCCCTCACTTTCCACAGATAACCGTGGTCTTCTTTCGGTGAAACAAAATGTCCGAACTCATGACACAGTACGCTTCTTATTTCGTCATAATCTTGACCTAATCTTTGACTTAACAGAATAATACATCTTGTGGCTCTAACCCTGTCAACATTCATTTCACGAGAATTTCGGAATGTTTGCCAACAATATCCAAGATGTCTATAAGAATTGTCTTGATACAACTCCGGTTCACAATCCTCAAAGTAATGAGGATAAAGAGACTTTGCTTCATCTTGTACTTCTTCCCAAATGGCCCATATCTTAGGATCGGTTACATCTTTATAGGTTTTCTTTCTGTAAACCATATTTATTCCTCCACTTCATCAACAGGTAAGTTGCCGATATAATTATCAAGCGTATATTGTACGCTCATCCAATATGATTCAAAGTAGCCATCATTCTTACTTAGATTATGAAGTGCGAAACTTGCTATCTCACTAATATCGTCTTCTGACAGGTCTACGTCGTATTCACCTTGCTGATAACAGTTTTTTACATCCTCAATCATACAGTCAAGTTTGTATTCTTCATTAGCCTGAATCATTTCACTAAAAGTAAGTTCATACTCTTTGCCGTCTCTATAAATTTTCATAATTTATTCCTCCCCTAAAAGCTGTTTTACATATTCTTTGTCTTGATACTCGTTGTCACAAAACTCTTCGTAACATGCCCAAATCTCACTATGAAAACCATAGCCGAATTCCCAGTCTTCAAAGATTGCATTCAAATCAATTAATTCATCTTCATCGACCTCTTCTATGCAAGACTGTAATTCTTTGATTAAGTCTGTTAGTGTGTATCCGTGCTGAATCATCCAATCCAGCTTATATGCCTCATATGCTCTTTTTCTACGACTCGTTTTTGCCATAATTTATTCTACCTCCTGTTGTTCCGACCAACCCGCTTTTCTTGCAAGTGCAATCAGTTCATTAATATCTTCATTTGAAATGTTAAGTTCGCGCCAATCATATTCCTCATAACTGTCATTTTCTTCTATATGTCTTGTTGGCGAGCATTCTGCTGTCACATATGATGCCTCAGCATGTTTTGTAGGAAATTCAAGACTAATCTCCATAGATACTGCTTCGGGATAATCATCATAAAATATTTCCTTTGGTGCTATAAAATACAACACCGTTTCTCCGTCATCTTTGTTCCACGCCTCATCAAATTCAATTCTTTTATCAATCATTTTGTCGCCTCTTTCAGTCTCATATATACACTAAAGACCCAGTCTTCTCTTTCATATTTATCTGCATCATCCCAAGAGCCACACTCTTCTTCATACTCTTTTGCTGCTTGCTCTTGTGCTATTCTCCATAGTTTTTCATCAAACATAATAATCCTCCTTAAATTTTATATGCGGCCAAGTTCCAAGAATGGCCCATCTCATAATATAATCCATATTTTTCAAATAACTTTCCGAACTGCTCTTCAAGTTTAACCCAACCACGAGTATAACCATTCAGTACATAGTTCAGTCCACCCTCAAATGACATCGAAAGCGTTTCCGGATTTGCATATTCAAAGTAATCACAAGGGTTGCGATTCTCATACTCATACAAGTCTTCGGCAATCTTCTTGCCTTTAACACCGCCCCACGTCTCACTATTGGACCAGGCTTTACCATCAAAGTAGATTATATTGTCTCCCCACAAGTCGTGCTTTTGGCACCACTCAAAAATATCTATTGCTAACAGTTTATATTTACTAAATACTATGTTATTTTCCATGTTAATCTTCCTCCTGTTCGTGTATTCCTACTACAAACTTATTTGTATAATCTTCATCGTCACTGTCGCCCCATACAAGACAATCAACGAAATCATTATTTGTTTCAAACTCTTTTGTTGTACTGTTAATATCATAGTGAGGTCTTACCAAACAAATATCTTGGATAATAGTCCCATCTTCCTCCTCTAAAAATACACATAACTCTGGTGGTATCTCTGGACCGTTATTATCATAAATTTCTGCTACAATTTTCTTATTACCGAGTTGAATTATTAATCTGTTTTTCATATCAATCTCTCCTTAATTTTTATTTTTATATACACTCATGAACTTGTAAGCTTTCTTTAATTGTTTCATGGAGGAGCTGCGATAGCAGGTCAGGGAACCGTTATGAATCTCGGATAGGGATTATTAACGGTTCGATCACCTGATTAACGCAGCTGAACTGAATTATATTCTCTTGTGTATACTGGCGCTTATACCAACACACTCTGCATTTCTGTAGATATTACTTTATCGGTCTCATATAGGATACTGCTTTCGATGAGAAACAGCAGTTGGGGCTGGTGTTAACCAGCCTGAACTGCTGTATCTCATAGTTATAGCAGTATCTTTGTTGAATTGAAATGCCTTGTGTGTTCTGCATTATCTATATGCAATTTGTTTTAATTAGTCGTTGTAGATTTCAGACATTCTCTTCTTGAAGTCAAAGTTATTGTCAGCTATAACTTTCTTCATAAGGGCAAACATTCTCCAACCTTCACCCTTATACGCTCTAAGTCTACTATTCAGTACACTCATTGCAGCTGCTCCATAAACCATATTGTCGTCAACCATAATTCCACAACCATGGAACATTACAAGGTTCTTAAGAGTGTAGAATGCACCCTCGCCCTTATAGGCATCAATCCAAGCCTTGCTCTTAGAAGCGCCATAAGGAACCGTAATCATATCAGCCATGAAGTTTTTAACAATTCTGTGGACGTCATTATAATTGCTTGCATACTTAAGACCATGAATTCTCTGTCTAAGAGGAGCATATATCTTCTTATCAATATCTACTACAAAGATGTCTCTTCCCTTAATTCTCTTGTACGGAATGCCCTTACAATTTTTGTTAGGAAGAGTATCGATATACTTCTTAAGCTCTTCAATATAATCTTCCATAGTAGCCTTAATAACATCCATTGTGAAGAAGTGGCTTCTTTCAACGAATGTATCTTTGTCCCTTGCTTCAAGCTTACTAAGTACTCTGATTTCCTCAAGCATCATATCGAACTCATACTTAATACCAAATCTCTTAATGTAGTCGTTATATCCCTCTCTTCTTCCATCATAAGACTTATAGTTAAGAGCATGGAACATCTGAGCCATAACGAATCTTCTGTGGAGTTTTGTATTTCTTACATAACCGTCGGCAATAATTTCTTTCGCAATAGGATCTTCTACTTTTGCAGGATTTCCATTTTCATCAATCATAAGTGTAACTCTAGTTCCGTTATCAAGGTCAACCGTGAAATACTTACTAGTATTAACCCCTGCATTGTTAAGTCTGTTCATTCTTTCATTCTTGTTCATCATAATTTGTTTCTCCTTCAAATTTAATTTATTTGCCCTGTATTGCCGAGCGTCGCATATTTTTGTTAATAATTATTTACCCTCAACCCAACTTCTTAAGATAATCAGGTCTGGATCAGACGGACGTTGGTAGAACCACTTCCCCATAATCTCTTCATCCCATACAAAATCTCCACTGAGAATTGTACATAAGATGAATGCCTCAAGTGTAAACTGTGCAACCTCACGAGGCTGTCCTACAATCAACTGCTCATCTGTAAGCTCATCAACTGACAGTGCCTTGAAATATTTTCTTCTTTTGTTGTCGCTTCTTTCACTTGGTAGAGAGTACTTATAATTTCTATAAAGTTCTCTTATCATATGCAATAGAACTGGTAAGTCGTAGATTTGGTGACCATGTAGCACTTTTGATGTATCATACTCACCATTATCGATAACCTTATCTTTTCCTACTTTCATAATTCTTTTTTCGAAATCAATGTAAAACGGCTCGCCGTTCTGCACTCTTTCTAATGCCTCAAAATAGATACACATTAATATAACCTCCTTTTATTTTTATAGATACTCAATGATTTAGCACATTTCTTTATTTGCTTCATAATTGCAGTCAAGGGAAGCCTTGACGACGGGAATAATCTACGATAGCGGATTATACCCGTCGTTTGGGCTTATCAATTGACTGGAACTTGAATTCAATCATTTTGTTGTCTATTGGTGTGCTCCATAGATTGCTCAATAACTTGGCATATTTCTTTAACTGTTTCATTATTACAGGTTCTGCCTGTGCAGCCTGGCCTGAAGGCCTCCTAGATATGGAGGCAGGAAAGGCCTGGCTACACAGGTTAAACAACCTGTAACGTGAATTTAATTATCTTGCAATCAATCGCTATGCTACGGGTTCAAATTACTCACAATCTCGATACATTTCTTTATTGGTTTCATATTCGGGAGGCGTGCCGGCGAGAGGCAGGTCAATTCTGGGAAATTTCCCAGTGAATTAACCTGCGGATCGACGATCAAACGCCTCCTAAATTGAAGTTGATTGTCTCATAATTTGTCGTTGTATTACGAATGTAAATTACTCATGACGTTGATACATTTCTTCACTTGTTTCATATCCGAAGGCAGATGCCAGATAACCTAACTGGGACATCCAGTCGATAGCGGGATGTCCCAGGTTTGTTATCTGGTTAATAAGGCCTTCTATTGAATATTGTCATCTTGTAATTTGTTGCTGTACTGCAAATTTAAATTACTCGCAACTTTGACACATATCTTTAATTGTTTCATATTAAATCGCTAGATCAGATATCCTGATCAGTAGGCGGCGGGATAGCGCCGCCTATGATCAGGAGATCTGAGTTAATAGCGATTGTATTGAATTTAGTTGCCTTGTAATTATGCGTTGTGCTACGATGTGTGGTTACTTACAACATTGGTGTATCGCTTTATTGGTTTCATATTAGGCGTCAATTTCAGATTGTTCATCCACTTCATCTTGTACTCGCAAGATGAAGTGTCATCACAATCGGATTTATTGACGCATAATTGATTCTTTGTTGTCCCATAACCACTTGCTACACTACAATATCATAAGCATCTGACTAACGTCTCATATACTGCCCTCCTCGTAAGAATCGCATTCTGCATGCACTTCAATGTAAGGTATCCCGGAATTTCCTTTTCAGTCTTATTACGGTTTGCCGTTACATTTTTGCCCGTACCTCTAAGAATAGTATGGTCAGGCTGGTCGATTACACTTCCAAGCCCACCTATCTTCTTCTTGCCAGTTGCACAAGCCCTCAAAGCATCCATTACATATGTGTTTAAGGTTTCAATGTCCTTCTCCACATTAATTATCGGCAATACTGATGTTGCCCAAGAATACCTCCCGTCTCCCTTGTAGAGGAAGTTGTTGACAGAGTTAACTGCTTTTGTAAACGAAACGTTACGCTGTTTAATTGTCCTAGAAGCAATCTCCTTCTGGAAACTCTTGACACGAGTAGAAGATAGTGTGATTTTGTCGCCCTTGATGTTAAAACCAAGGAATTTGACCCACTTATCTTTATAGACAGTCTCAACTTTCTTGGGATTAAGAGTCATGTTCATTTCTCCTAAAATAGATTTAACTATCTCGAAAGCCATCTCTCGCTTCTCTCCAATGTAAAGCAAATCATCCGAGTACCTCACATAATATCCCGGTAACGTACTGACAGTCGCATCAAGATTGTACAATACTGCGTCTGCTAAGAAGCTCGCAACTGCACACCCCTGTTTGAGAGACTGATACATTTCTATCAAATTTCCCTCAATATCAAAGCACAAATCCGTGTGATAATACTTCCTAACAATGTCAATTACCTTGGATTTGCCTACTTTAGTTTCCATATTATCGAATATTTCATCGATATATTTAAGTGGAACGGTGTCAAAATATTTTGTTAAGTCTGCTTTAAAGCCAACTTCTCGGCCCTCAACTTTAATTTCTTGTCTTGATACTTCCTGTACAATCTTTCCGCAACCTATACCACTCTGATAAGATTTGCAAGACTTATGCACAAATTCAGGAAACATCTCGAAGAATAGATTGTTCACAATGGACAAGAATATTCTATCAACATTCTCATTCACATAAACAATTCTCATATCTCCATTATCCTTAGGGATTTGTGCCTGGTGTGGGGGCGCTATCTCGTAGTTGTCAGTAATAATTGCATTATACATTGCAAGTCTGACCTCGGGAGAGGTAAGCTTTCTCAACTCACCCTTATCAATTCCTTTACCAACTCCCAATTCAAGTGCCTGCTCCCAACGTTCTTTCTCGAAGAACTTTTGCAGTAAAATGTCGGTCATTTAAGCCACCTCCTTAATACCATTCTGTGTAGTAGATGCTTGTATCTACCCATTCGTCTCCATCAAGTGTTTCATACCAGCCTCCGTTTTCACCCTCTTCCTCAGATGGTCTCCATTTACCTTTGCCATAGGTTGTATCCATAGCACCATCAAAACATTCTTCACAACAGTACCAATCTCCGTCTCCGGCAATAAACCCTGCATCGAAAGGCTTGCCGCATTCCTCGCAGAATCTGATTGCAATATGATGGTCTTCAAGAATTTCCGTGATAGCATCTTCTATTGCATAATCATCTAAGTCTGTTTTAATAACTGCCCAACCCTCATTGTGGTTCAGCAAAATCTGATTTCCTTTTAATATAAGTTCAAAAGCACGACCCTCAAAGTCATGCTCATATTTACCGTGCTCTTTTAAGTAATCAACAACTGTTTTCATATTCATCTCCCTCCTATATCTCATAAACCCAGTCGCCAAAGCCACCACGGTGAATACTGTCCTCACCTGAGTCCCATTCTTCGTCTGTAATCTCGATACCGTATGCTTCTTCTGCTTCTGATTTAGTTTCATATTCATACAAATCATATTCCTCCCAATGAACACATTCGTCACAAAGAACTTCGCCTTTATCGCAGATGAAATGTTCTTGGAATTCATTTCCGCATTCTTCGGAGTAAACTTCCATTATAAGATTCCATTTCTTACAAGCTTCGAACAGAGTGATATATTCATGTTCTTCCTCTCCCGGCGGATGATACCATCTTTCGGGCTCCGTTCTCATTGAGATTGCATTATCGACAAGTGCAGATATTACACTCCACTTGCAAGTGCCGGACATAAAAGCGGCTCCGTCCTCTTCAAAGGTAAGGTCTGTTTCAGCACCTCTTCCCATCCAAATCTTGCCCTCTTGGTTTAGAGCTTTATGGAACTGCTCTATATCACCCTTATTTCCTCTTACTTTCATTAAAAAACTACATAAATTTGCCATTGTTTATTCCTCCTCAGGATTATTATAATCATTTTGTTGTGTTAATACAATAGATATTGTTTAATATTTTCTCTGGTCCAGTCTTCTGGCTTTAATCCTGAAGCAAGA